ATGGTATTTTGATAACCAACGATGATTTGGCATTTTGTTTAAAGTGTCGGGAGGCGGGATTTGAGGTGTGGGCGAATTGGGATTATATTTGCCGCCACTTTAAAAAGGTAGATTTACTGCAAGTAGCCAATTTAGTTTATTTAGCCGCAGAGACTGGGAAACCTAGAATCTCAGTATCGGAAAGGGGATTAGAAAAATGGAAGAAAGGGAAATAGTAAGAAAAGATTTGCTTTGTATAGTATGCAAAGAAGCTTTGGCGGTAGTTAGGCTAGGCGGAAAAGGCGAAAAGGATTTAGATGAGGTTTTGTTATGCGCAAATCCCAAGTGTGGCAGGGTAGGTTTGTTAAGTGTAACATTTACTAAGACGAAAGGCGGTGATAGCAATGGTCTACGAACCAAAGATGCTGATAAACAAAACTAAAAAGCCAATTGAGTTTATGTGTGATCATCGTGTATATCAATTTGCGCCAGGCGAGAGGAAAATTTTGGAGGGGTTTGCGGCATATCATGCTTTGAAAGAAGTAAATACTGGTTTAGAGGAGCTTGATGTTGTTATGGATAGTGAAGAGCTTAAGAAAATAGAGAGAGAAACTGTTAGAAAGCCAGCGCCGTCCGCTGATTATGGACACTATAAGTGGTTAGATTTGCGGGTAATGGCAATGAAACGCGGCATACATGTTAGAAATATGAAAAGGCAGGAAGTTGAAGAAGCTTTAAGAAAGCAAGATAGTGTTTAAAGATAAAATAGAATTATTAGAAGGTTTATTGGTAAAGAAACGTCTGCGCGGCCTAGGCGATCTGTATTTTTTTAACAAATATGTGATATTGCAGGATAATGAAGAGGAAAAACGGAAGCTTTTAGTGCCACACGTACACGGAGAATGGACTGAATGGTTTAATAAAACGGAGTCTCGGGTAAAGATGATTTTAGTTCCACGTTCGTGTTTTAAAAGTACATTTTTTACTATTGGTTACACATTGCAGCAGATAGCGAAAAACAGAGATTCTAGGATACTCATAGCTAATGCTACTCTTGGAAATTCGCAGAAATTTTTAGGTGAAATAAAAGATCACATACAAAAAAATGAGGAGTTTAAAATGCTGTATGGGGAAATGTTTGAAAAGAAATTGAAATGGAACGAAGATGAGATAGAGGTAGCGGGGCGGGGAATTGGAATAAAAGAAGCGACAGTAACGGCTGTAGGCGTGGGTGGAAACCTTGTAAGCCAGCACTACTGTTTATATCCAGAGACAAAGGTTCTGACTTCTAACGGCTATGTAGAGGCGGGGAATATCCGCAAAGGATATAGGGTTCTATCACACGATGGTGAGTTTCATTCCATAAAAGCAGTGTCTAAGAGCAGCTCTTCCATAAAGGTTTCCATAAGACCATATTATCAAGCGGACTACTCTCACTTTTCCCCCAACCATAGGATTTATGTCTATAGAAATGGGAATTTTTCTTGGATAGAAGCGAAAGACATTAAAAAAACCGACAGTCTCTATGGTCCTATTTCAAAAGCGTATAAGAAACAGCCAGTGGTTCCAATACGGGATATAAAAATAACCAAGGAAGAGTCAGAAACCTACGATTTTCAGGTTGTTGATACAGAAACCTTTTACTGTCCGAGTATTCTTGTTCATAATTCTCACATCATAGCGGATGATCTGGTAAATCTTGAAAATTCGTCAAGTCGGTATCAAGCGGAAAAGGTGATCGATTGGTGGAAAAGATCATTTTCTTTACTTGATCCTGACGGAATAATGTTGATAATCGGGACAAGATGGAGTTATTACGAGTTGTATTCATATTTGAAGGATAGCGGAATGGTGCCAGAGGATGCGATATTCATACGTGGCGCGTATAATACAGACGGCGGTTTATATTTTCCTGAAAGATTCAATGAGGATAAATTAGCGGAATTAAAAAAGCTGCACGGCAGTTATATATTCAGCGCGTTTTATATGAACGAGCCTGTTGACGAGGATACGGCGCTCATTAAGAAGTCGCAGATATTATATTATGGAAAAAGCGAGAATAGAAAAGAGCCAAAAATGGAGAATATGAATGTATTTGCTGCGTGTGATCCTGCGGTATCGCAGGATGTGTATGCGGATTATTCTACCATTGTGGTAGTAGGAGTGGATGTGGAGAATGACTGGTATGTTCTGGAGATAAGAAGGGAAAAATGGACAGTTGGCACTATGGTGGAAGAATTATTTGCTGTGTATAAAAATTGGCGTCCATTAACAATAAGTATCGAAACGATTGGCCAAGCGCAGGGATTGATGACACCAATACATGATGAAGAGGCCCGCCGCGGTATATATCTACCTATTGTTGAAATAAAAGCCAGACCGCAAATTAGGAAGGAGACAAGGATTAGATCTATATTGCAACCAAGATATGAGCGTGGTAAAGTTTTTATTAAGCGGGATATGTTTGATTTAGAAGAAGAGATTTTGAAGTTTCCTAAGGCGGGGCATGATGATATTATAGACTCACTAACGGATATTGAGAGTATAAGTTTTTCGCCGGATAAGGAAGAGAAAGAAAAAGTTAAGGCTGGGAGTTATTTTGAAAGTAAGTTACTTGTTAAACAGGAGAATGTAGATCCCGAAATGGGGGAGTTTTTTTAAGATGATAGAAATAATACTTATACTAGGTTTAGTAATCATTTTACAATTTATTTATATTATTTATAAAGACCGGGCTGAACGGGCTGAACGGGAGAATCTCCAATTGAAGTTAATTAGTAAAGATGTAAGTGAGTACCAAAAGGCGGTAGAAAAAGTTCCAGAGGATACTGTACAAAATGAGGAACCTTATGTACCTTTAGAGGATGTTGAAGTTGATAAATTAATTAGAGCAGAAGACAAAACATGATAACAGTTGGAAATAAAACTTGGGATAAATTAGATAATGAAGAGAAAATCTCTTATTGTGAGAAGCTTTTTGAGGATGCAAGAAGCAACTTAAATAAATACCATTTTGAATGGTATCTCAATTACATGTTTTTGGATGGGAATCATTATACATACTTTAATGTAGTTACTAACTCGATAGAGAGGCCGCCAAGAAGAAGGGGAGAGGTACGATTGGTAGTAAATAAGGTACGTTCTTCTATAAGAGCAATCAAAAATTATTCTACTAGATTTCAGCCTAAATGGGAGGTTATTCCTGGTGATACGGATGAGATTACTATAAAAAATTCGAGAAGAGCAGGGAAATTTCTCGATTATATCTATAGAAAACTGCATCTTGAGACAATGATTAAAGGAGTTGTGGATTCTTCTTTAAACACATCGGTAGGTTGGGTTGAACCTGATTGGGATGATGCGGCGGATAATGGACTTGGGGAAATTAGAATTAGACTTCACGATCCTTTTGATATATTTCCAGATCCAAGAGCTTATGTGTATGGGGGTAAGGTGGTTGGTAGATATATTGCTAAATCTATTACTAGACCCTTAGATGAGATTAAGACGGATAAGAGATATGACGAAAAGAGTAGAAAGAATATAGTTAAAGACGATAACTTAGCCGCATCGCCGATGAAGGCAAGGATTATAAGGAAAGAAAGCGGTATGACTAGCGAAGCGGGCATTGAACGAGCAATAGTTAAGGAGTTTTTTCTTTTTGAGGATGAAAAGAACGAAAAAGGTGGCCACATCAGACTACTGACTTATTCTGGTAAAGAGATTTTGAGGGATGAGGCGATGAAAGATTCAGAGTTTCCTCTCTATTTAATGCAGATTCCGCAAGATCCCCTGAAAATTTATCACCGTTCCTGGACGGCGGATGCAGTACCTTTGAACAAGGCACTCGACAGAACACTTTCGCAAAAGGTTATGTATGTTAATCAGGCGCTTGTCTTTAGAATACTTGCTGAGAAAGGACATGGGATAAACATTGTTAGTAATGATAATGGGGAAATTTTGGAGGTAAATTCCAACAGAAAGTTTGAACAGTGGAATATGGTGCCGCTTCCTGGTACTTTAGATTCGCTTTCTA